TGATTACATGATACATTCAGGCCTAGGTGGCGGATCTTCTAATCCAGCACCGAACACGATGCCTTCTGCATGGGGTAATTGGGTTCAACAGTCTATCTACGGGACTACATTATGGAACCCGACCACATCTTACGGCCTCGGTCAAGTCTCTGGACAGCTTCCCGGCCTAGGATCGGGGGGCTTTCCTGATGGTTTCGATCAGTGGAGAGTCGGTTTAGATCGCCCCTCCTATACAGCTCCTCCTGCAGCAGACCCAGTCAAGGCTTCAAACGATTGGGAAAGCATGTCTTGGCTTTTCTTGGGGTTGCTCTGATGCCTCTTCCCGATGCTCCTGCAGTTTCTCCGCGCGTGTATAGATTACTCAAGTCAATGGATCTCCAGACTTTAGCAGCCGATGATGATGAAATGGCGGGCGTAGGGAATCCGATTACGATTGAAATGCTCAATGAAGATGAACTAAGACGACTAATCCTAGTTCAACTAGCTCGCCTCAGTGTGAAATCTGAGTGGAACGGGCTCCTAGGGTGATCTAATGCCGCTTCCAGATGCCAACAAGAAGTCGCCCAGAGTCTATACGAACCTCCAGAATCTTGATCTGGACAGTGTCTCATTCGCTAATATCCAGTCTACAGGGAATCCTATCAATGTAGAAGAGATGAATGAAGATGAGATGAGACGCCTAGTCCTCGTTAATCTAGCCCGATTAGTCTGTGCTGGTGAATGGACTGGACTCTTGGAAGCAGGAGGGGGTGAGTTCAATGCAGTTCTGACGAATGCTGATGACATTAATTCCCCGTTTAATTTGAACAGGATTGATTCAACTCCTCCATGGGGAATGAATACCGGGAATAACTCGCAGGTATCAAAGGATCAACCGATGTTCTTCCCGTTCATAGCTAATGAGACTTCAACGGTTGCTGGCATTGTTATTGAGTGCGCTAGCGCGGCTGCCAGCACATGCAATGGAATAGTCGCGATCTACAGTGACAACAACGGAGTCCCAAACGCAAAGCTTGGATCAGACGCTGTCTTTGATATGACTACAACAGGACAGAAAGAACAGACTTCTGTTGGAACAATTTCTTTGACTAAAGGAACTCAATATTGGGTTGGTTTCACTCGTTCCGCTGGAGTCAATTTTAATTGGCGATGCGGAACGTCGACTTATCCTTGGATGGGGCCAACGGAAAACTTGCTTGCTACTTGGTATATTTTCTGGATTCCTTCGGGTTCTGACAACACTCTCCCAGCAACGATTACATCAAGTGATCTGGAGCCAAGAGGATTCGTAAAGATTAGCGTGGGGTTGAATCAATGAAACCGAGTAAATATCACACTGTTTATTCAGGAGAGGATGTTGTAGAACAAAGGGAACTTACCTACGAGTGGCACGAACTAAGAATATTGCGTGATGAGCTTTTAGATAAATCAGACTGGAGAGCTATGAAAGATAGAACTCTTTCCACTGCTTGGAAGGACTACAGACAAGCCCTGAGGGACCTTCCCCAAGATTTCGACTCGGCAAATGACGCCGTAGACAACTGGCCCGACCCACCTGAGTGATTGAATGCCTAAACCGAAACCTGACAAGGTAATTCGCCATGAAATTGTTCTCGGAAGAAGCGAGAAGGAAATGCTTGATTCTCTAACGGGTTCATTGGCTTTCAAAAATGTTGCAACTCCTATTGTCACTTTGATGAATGACGTCACGGGAACCATAACATTCCTCAGCCTGATCGCTGCCGTCGGCTTGACGGGTGTATCCTTTACTTTCCTTGTCTCCGATGAGCTGAGTGTTCAAGGAGTAATTGATTCGTTTATTTCTCAAAGAGATCAGGCGGCCGTAGCAGCTGGACTTGGTGGATTACCCGGAGTACCCTTTGGTGGGGGCATAATCAGTCAATGGCTCGGTTTAACGGGCCAAGAATCATGAAAATGACCTCCAAAGTAGGGGGTAAACGATGACGGTTTTCAGTAGCAAACGCACTCTTTAGCGTTAATTCCACAATCCAGACAGATAACCATTACATCCTCTTCTCTCTTTTCTTCTGCCTCAATCCTTCTGAGGATCTGAAGCATAGTCTCTGCTAACTCTATCCAAAGATCCGACGCCATACACTCTCCAACCTTTCCTTCTTGTATTTCTCAATTAGTTCTCCTTGCTCTGTAATGATCTTCTGAAGTGCCTCTATGTTCAAAGTCAGCTCGCTACAACTATTGCCTTCTTTATTCAACCTGATGTAATGACTGATTGCCTCGTTAATGAATAGTGACTTTGACCTCCATGCCCGACCTACGACGGGCTGACCTTCTCGCTCGGCTGGAGTGACAACCATTGGCAAAGTCTTGTGTCGCCATGCATTTCGACCATCAGGGATTCCATTCAAAAAAGCCTCAACTTGGGGCCATGCATTGAATGACCTAGATCCCATCAAACCACCTCGCTCAATTTGTGACAAACTCCGACTCTCGTAATGTAGCATTGTTCATTCTGGATCATAGCTACTTGTTCAAATGAATCAACATCAAAGATAATCTTACAATATGTGCAGCGTAGCTTCATAGCACCACCAACACCGAAGGAAAATTAGCACTTTTACCTGTACCGTGCTTCATACGCCCGTTGATCATAAGGAAATGTGCCCCAGCTTCATGAAGTAGTCTATACCATTCGGTTGAAGAATCGTGCTTCAGAAGCATAACGACTCTAATCCCGTAGTTTGACTCTCTGATTGCTTTCTGAACCCATGGCTTCGGGTCTGAGTATGGGGGATTAACGAAGGTTGGATCGTGCCAGTCTGCAATAAGCCCGTCGAACTCTGGTCTAGTCTCTAAACTGTGCAGCTCACAAGGATCAAACCAGTCCTTGAAGATCTGCAGTAGCCATGCATCGGTTGCGTAATCGTCGCTCATTCTAATCGCCTCAATGCGTACTCAATATCCCCTAGTCGGTTGTTGATGCCTCTTAGGATGGCCATCAGTTGTTCTATCTCAGATTGATTCATCAAACCACCAGAGGGGTTCCCTCTTAATAATCCCTACGCTCTAAAATCGCATAATAATATGATTGCCCCCAGACTCAACGCGGCGGCGGCGCGATCCGCGCCGCAGAGCGTGAGACTGGCTCTGCGACAGACTGTCGTCTGAGTAGGTCTAGTCCTACTCGGCCCCAGTTAAAGAAGATTGGCCGGGCTCAAGGGGGGGTGAACCCCCTTATCCCGGCATAAATTGAAGAACCGGGGTGAGATGGGGAAGGCGTCGCGGAGGGGTGAGGAATGGAGGTCTCTCTTTTTCTGTTATTGTCTGTTTTTTTAGTAGGGCAGGGGATCCTAGCCCTTCTCATTCTGTTTCTCGCTTCCCGTGGCACGGGATTAGTTCTACATCTCTTTGAAGAACTGGATTCTAAGCTCGCTGAAGCGATCACTAAGGTCGTACAGGAGGGGGGTTTAGGTGAAATTGAACCCGTTAATCCGATCCAAGCTGCAATTGCGCAAATGTTAGTGAGTAAAATGAACTCAGAATTACCCCATCGTGACCCCACTGGACAATTCGTAAAGAAACTTGAATAGCGAGTTCATTCTGAGGACTTTTCATGCCTCGCAGGAAGAAATCAACTCGTCGCAGAAGATCTCGCACTAAATCGCTTTATTCTATGGCAGTAGGATACGGAAATCTAGCAATTCTAACCCAAGGTATAGCTGGGACTTCGCCGTATGGAATGATTACCGGAGCAGCCGACATTGGCTACTCAAACGGAGCCATGACGGGTGCAGGTGCGATCAGTCTAGGCGACATCCTGTCGAATCCATCAGCAGCATTCTCTACAATGAACGCCAATGTGTCTGCTAATGCAGCGGCTATGATGATTCAGGCGATCACCTTCAACGCCGGAGCTAAGATATTCCGTAAGGTTATGTCAAGACCGTTCAGAGAGGCTAACAAGGTCATCAGACCTCTTGGTCTAGGAGTCTCATTGTAGGTGATTTCATGGCTACAAATACAGTCGTAGGATCTCTAACCTGCTCAGATGGGACAACCATTCCCCTCAAGGCAGAAATTGCCGAAGGAACCGAGTCTGATCTGACAACAGATACGGTCTATACCGTAAGTGCCCAGAATGTCGGCGATTACAAACCCGGAGGCGTAGTCACTGCGGGCCTAGTATCATGCGACAACGGCGTCGCGTACTGCTACATCCTCTCGCAAGGGCTAGTGGCTGCAATCATCCCCTGCGGGGTCAAGGGTGCAATCCAAGATGTTCAACCTCTTTGTGCATCCTATCAACTCAAAGCAGGTGACAAAGTGAGGATCATGAACAACACCGCCGCAGACAGAGAAGCATCTATGTGGGTCTACACTGCATCGGGCGTTTCAAGGATCTTCACAGTCACTCCTACTGGAGCCGCAACCAATGAGCTCGTGGATTTGCAAACTTCAAACAGCATCGGCGATACACTCCAAGGACAGCGAATAGTGAAGTGGGCAGGGACTTCAGTCGATGGATCCAAGATTGAGACTAACGGTTTCTATGTGGTGGATGCACTCGGAAATGTAGTCGGGGCATGTCCGGCTACAAATCCAATCGTGAACCAACCACTATTCACTCAGGCTTACAATGTTCCAGTTGCTCTAAACTACAAGGCACAATTCCTAACTAACGCCTGAGGTGAAACGAATGCCAAAGATGACTAAGGCTCAGGCTCGACGCCGACTGCAAGAAGCAGAAGCCAAGTTCAAAAAAGTCTACATGGCGTATATAGGTCCAGTAGGTCATACGATAAGTCCGGTTTACACTGCTGACATGGAAGCAGTATCTAAGATAGTCAAGCGGTGTGTAAAACGAATTAATTGAGATGATTACATGATACATTCAGGCCTAGGTGGCGGATCTTCTAATCCAGCACCGAACACGATGCCTTCTGCATGGGGTAATTGGGTTCAACAGTCTATCTACGGGACTACATTATGGAACC